GCATTGGTAGCCAACTTAACACCTACGTTATTATTTAAATAGATTGCCATTGTTATTCCTCGTCTTTCTTAGTTTGTGCAGTTGGTTTTGGTGCGCTTGCAATTTGGCCTGTCTTTTTCAAGAAGGCTAAGTCTTCTTCGTGTGTGCTCATTTTAACTCCAGCTCGTTAGGATTGATACAGTTATTTCTGATGTTAATAAATCTCCACTAGCTGCATTAGTTATAGCTGGAGCGGAGACACTTGATATGTTGTAAACCAGGGTCGATGCCGCTAGTTTAGTTACTACTGCCACAATAAAGTTTTCCATACCTAGCAAGTTGCCTTGGTTATCAAATGCAGGTGTGGTTATTAAAATCTTAAAATTAGCTAAGGGTGCGATGCTTGTCTGACTGTTATTGCTTGGCACAATATAGGGATCGCTAGGTGTTACAACCACGCTGTTAGCAAGTAAGGTTGCAGGTGGAAAACTAAAGGTAGACCAAACTCCAGCGTTTGTTAAAGCGGTTGCTAGCGTGCCACGTAAGGTGCTTATTGCTGCCATTAGCCGACCAGTGATGCTGGACTTGAATACGGCTGGATGAGACCACGCACTCGGTTAATCAGCTGATAACCCATCCGATAAGGGCTGGCAGAGATCCCATCCATACCGACCCCACCAGTCTGGCTAACTTGTCTTGCTTGCCAGATGTCTACAGCAACAATCATTGCTGCCTCACGTATTGCTGGGGTTGTCGCATAAGACTGGGTTTTATGGTCTGAGCCAGTAACTAATCCATAAGGTACTACCTTGTGAAAAACTTGGTTTGCAGCTGTCTTTGCATATTGCACAAATGAATAGCCATTAGGAAAATTAACCTGGCCGTAGTTATACATAAATACTGGGATAAGGCTTGTGGTGCCAGAGGTTGGCGGGATTGTGCCAGTGATTGTGTGCGTGCCGTTAAATGTGGCACCGCAAGCACTTACCACTATTGATTGTGTCGCAGCGAATGCGTTTGGATTAGCAAGCATAAGTGTTGCCACGTTATCTTGTAATGCTGTACCTACTACTGGAGCAGTGTTAAACCATAGGTATTGGTTAATTAAATCTTCGCTAGTTTGACAAACTTCTTCTACTGTTGCATCAGAATACAGCGTGCCAATTCCAAGGTTGGAGCGTAACTCGGCTGTTGTTACATACGTGGCGGCCATTGTATTCCTCTCTTAAAAAACTCCCCTAGGGCTAGGGCTACTAAACCCTAGGGGATTACTTATTGGTTATTAGATCTTTGCGTACTTGATGATTCCGTAAGGCATCTTGGCGATTGTTGCCATGAAGCCGTAGATTGCAACCTGTACTTGAAGATTTGATACCACGTTTACAGACATGAATGCCTGTGGTGAGCGGTATACAGTGAATGCTTCTGGTGCAAGGATTACTGCAGAGTTATCATCAAATGTGGTTGCAGTGAAGTTCTTGTCTACGTATAGATCAAGTCCTAATACATTTCCACGGATTGAAGATGGTGCAACTTGTCCTGCTGCGTTCATTGGTTGAATCGCATTGTAAATTGGGCGACCAGTTGTATCAACTGCACCTAATAGTGCTTGGTACTGTGCTGGGTTTCCGATGTAGTTCTGTGCGAAGTAGCCAGTGTTCTTGTAAACAGCTGCTGCTGCTTCTGAAGAGAAGCTAATAATTCCAGCGCTGTCTGCAGTTGTTGCAGATCCAAATGTTCCTGCTGCTTGTAATGCTGTTAATGCCGCAGTATCAATAGCAGTTAAATAAGCATTCTGTAATTGCTGTGTCAACTCTGCATAAAAGCCAGGATAGCCCGCTCTCGAAAGGAGCTCAACGGACAGGGTGTTCATTCCAGAATATTTCTGGACTGTGCCTGTCAGATAGGCAGTTTCCATATCGGTATTTTGTACTGCGCCAGCTTCTGCTTCAACAGTTACTACTGGTGCAACACCTGTTCCACCAGCTGCGGATGTTACCAAAGATGGTACTGAGATTGTCATACCAGTATCAGGTAACACACCTTGTGAACAAGCATCAATAGTTGGTGTACCAAAACGAGTGTTAGTTACAAACTCGGTTAGATATTGTGTTGGATTAAATGCTGGGTTATTTGTAAATGAATCTGCTGCTGTTACATATAACTTTGAATCTTCATTACCTAGAGCAGCTAGAATCTTATGCTCTGTGTATGCAGCCATTGATGTAATTGGCGTACGTAGAGTTGTTTGAATAAGTGGTGCTGTAATTACTGGGCGTGCGGCTTCTACTGTAGGAGTAGCAGCCTCTGCCTTTGCTTCTTGTGGCGCTGTTGCTAAATCTTCCACAGGAGCCTCGCTTTCTTTAGTTTCGATTGGTGTCTCTGCTTCGCTCTCGCTAGCAGCAACTTTAGTTACTTGCGCTGCACTAAATGCAGGTGATTCGACCAGGCTAACCTCTTTTAGAGTTGCACTGGTTACATATAAATAATCTTTTTTCTGAATTGATTTGTTTACATCAACTCCAACAGATAGGCCATCAATTAACTGCTCACCTGCAAGGATTAAAGCGTCTTGGCCTTGCATTGATGCACTGATCTTAAAAGATGCGTAGATGCCATCTTCAGCTTTGTTAAATTTTTGCATACGACCTATTGGCTTATCCGCCTGGTGTTGCATAAGCATTTTAACCTTGCCTGGGTCGCCTATCTCTATTGAATTTTTAGCAAATACAACTTTCCCAACTGAAGTATTCCCGACCTCTTCGTATGGCACAATTTTGCCAGAGATAACTCTGCGCTCTGTATCGGATGCTTCTACCTGGCTACTGAATGTAAGTATCATCTTCTTCTTCTCTTCCGTTAGGTGTTAGGCTTTCCATTTCTTTTGCATCATCTATATCAATTAAACCTAGATTAAGCATTTTCTCTAGTGCTTCTAATCGCTTCATTGTGTCAGCACGCAAGAATGATTCCTCGATAGCAAACTTAACTACATGGCCACGTGGGGTTATATCATCCATAGATAGTCGATCTTCAATAGCACAGATAAATGGTTGCAGTGAATATGCAACAAACTCTTTACGGCCATCAATAATGTTTTGATAAGTCATTGAGTTATTCATATCTGCAGAAATGTAATAAGCAGGCACGTTCATCGCTCTAGCGATTTGAGTTGCTAAGTATTGTTGCGCCTCGTTATACATCATATCTTTAGGAGAGAATCCTGTAGTTTCATAAGATAAAGTTGATGTTAAATATGCTGTTGATCTATTTAATCGGCTTTGCTTCCATTGTGCTAATAATCCAGATACTTGCTGCTCTGGCAAATCTGCGCCAGTGTTTTTAATGTAACCGCTTGGCATTGGGGTTTGTGCAGATACAGCTGCGGCTTTTTCAATATCTAAAGCGCTTTGAATTGTACGTGCTGCTGTAGTCAATACACCTTGTGTTAAGCCTTGGAATGTAATAAGAGATCCAATGCCTGTCATTGGCGCTGTTATACCATCTACAAAATATTCATCTACTTCTGTACCAAACTTATTTGATGTAAATGTAACTCGATTATTAGCAACCCACTCAAATCGTGATGGTCTTAAATCGTCTGCATATAATTCTGTAACACGCCAATAAGCAACACCATAAAACAACAAACTATCGACAGTCCAGGAAATTGTGACGGATCTTGGTTGCCGATAGTCTGGTTGGTCTATCCAAAGAGCGTTCCCCAACGCTTCACCATTAGACTTTTTGTAAAGTTTAAGTGGCAAGTAGGATACTACTCCAGCTACAAGGTTCCTGCACCTGGACACCGCTGGTACCTGCATCGCCAAGTTGCGATCTAGTCCACCAGGAAAATTACCGACACCAGTTGTAAATGAACCATAGCCATAAGCTGTGTCCATAATGGCAGGGGCGTATTGCGCTTGGACAGATTCCGTTTTTTTGTTTATACCCAAAGCAGACAATAGACCCATATAGGTACTTTATACCATAAATCGGACTAATGGTGCAAGTTAGACAAAGATTTGCGCAGTTTGTTGAGGCTTAGTTAATTGACTTACAACCATCGCTAGTGATATGGCAGCCGTAACATCGCCAGCGGATTTTCTACGTATTATGCGCCAGCCAGCATCGTTAGTCTTAGCTGCACAGTTATTTAAATGCTGTACTAGCTCTGCCTGACCAGAATGCACTACACGGCTATTAGCCAGGCCATCGGCAAGGTCTGAGCATGCTTGGTAAAACGCTTGGCCTGATACATCTTGTAATCTCCAGCCACTTTGTTCAAGTCTTGTAGCTATAGTTTGTGTGGCGTACTTGTCATAACAAATTGTGGTCGGATGATATTTTCTAGCCCACTCATTTATGTCACTTGCCATCTTTATTTCATCTATTGCAATATCGCTATGCCAAAGCTGTGCTAATCCGACTGCTATTTTGCCATCTTGTACCTGGCCCATAACGAGCGCCCCAGATCGCCTTGTCGGTGCAATATCAAAGGCCATTATAGTCTGTGGCCCGACAGGGATTTCAAGTGTGCTATCACTACAAGCTTCAATAGATCCATACACCCAAGGACTGACTGCGCTATCTATCCATTGACATAACATCTCAGTACGTGTTGCTTCTACACTGTTTGTATTAACAGCTTCTTCTAGGGTTTCCTCAGTTACAAAATATCCTAATGCTGGATTAGCCATAGCCCAAGCTTTGCGATCATGTATCTTGCAGTGCTGTGGTGCTGACCATTCGTAATAACCTAAAGTAACTGGCGGATAAGATAAAGAACGTTCCCTCAAATCATTCAACACTGTACTAAAGCCATCACCAGCATTACTTGTCATTAAAGTCATTGAATTAGGTCTTGCACGTGTTACTGGTAGTGCAGCTGTAAA